TGTCATTGGAAAGTCTATAAACAGCACGCCAAAGATTGCAACTTTGTGCATAATGTGAATGGCAAGGATTTAGATGTAGAGTTTGAATGTGACCTAGAATCAGGCGATATGATCTATGTACCTAAACATCAGTATCATGAATGCTTTCCACTTAAAAAAAGAATCTCTCTTAGTTTTCCAATAGTAAATGCTGATACTAAATTAAATAGAAACTGGTACTCTATAAATAATAAATAGAAGAAACCAAACTTTCTGGATTAAATATGGCATCGACAAAAGCAAACCTAGTTATAGATCAAGGCGCTACATTTTCATCTACAGTTACCGTAGCAGACGCTAATGGTGATGTCATGAATTTGACCAATTATACTGGTGCTGCTCAGATGCGTAGACACTACTCATCTACAAACTCTACATCATTTGTGGTCACAGTCGCCAATTCTGGTACTGTGACGCTTTCTCTTTCTGCTAATGCTACTGCGAATATTCCTTATGGCAGATATGTTTATGATTGTGAGATCACGAGTAATGCTGCGATAGTAACAAGAGTCCAAGAAGGAATAGTCACGGTTACTCCAGAAGTAACTCGATAATGCTACATAAATACTCTATAAATCTAGGAGAAATCGATGGCTGTTCCAACTACTCGTGCTGCATTCAAAGAATATTGTCTAAGACGACTAGGCAAACCCGTCATTGAGATCAACGTAGATGAAGATCAGGTAGAAGATCGTGTTGATGATGCTCTTCGTTATTATTGGGACTATCATTTTGATGGCACAGAGAAGATCTATTATAAGCATTTAGTCACAGATACTGATAAGACTAATAAGTATATTACAGTTCCAGACAATGTAATCGGAGCAGTGAATCTTTTCAATATTGCCGATCCATCTATTCGTTCCGATGACCTCTTTAATATTCGTTATCAGATTGCCCTAAACGATCTCTATACGCTTACATCTGTATCGATGGTTCCTTATTACATGGTCATGGAGCATCTTTCGCTGATTTCTGAAATGTTAGTCGGTAAACAACTTCTACGGTTTAATCGCCATATGAATCGTCTGTATATCGACATGGATTGGAACTCACTTTCAAATGAATATCTACTTGTTGAAGCTTATCAGATCATAGATCCAACGGAATATGTAGATGTTTGGAAAGATCAATGGTTATTGAGATACGCAACCGCTTTGATTAAACGTCAATGGGGTTCTAATCTAACCAAGTTCACTGGTATGCAGCTTCCCGGCGGATTAACGTTTAATGGTGAAAAGATTTATAATGATGCTGTTGCTGAAATTACAGACTTAGAAGATAAGATGATTAGCAGTTACTCATTACCCGTTATGGATATGGTAGGTTGAAATATACACTTTGTAATATTGGAAGATACCACAATAACAAATGTAAGAAAAATATAATCTAATGGCAACCTCAGTCTTCTTCAACAACTTCACAAGTTCTATGGAACAGAACTTGATCGAGAATCTTATCATTGAATCCATAAAAATATATGGACATGACGTGTATTATATTCCAAGACAGTTGAAAAATAAAGACGAGATTGGTGGTGAAGACAGCGTATCAGAATATAATCAATCGTTTTTTATTGATATGTACATCAAAGATGTGTCTGGATTTCAAGGAGAAGGCGATTTCTTATCTAAGTTTAATCTTCAAATCAGAGATCAGATAACGTTTACAATAGCTCGTAGAACTTTCTTTGATGAGATTGGTAATGTAGATGAATTAGCCAGACCTCGAGAAGGCGATATTATCTATTTGCCATTAAATAAAAAAATCTTTATAATTAAATTCGTTGAACATGAAGCTATATTCTATCAACTAGGTTCTCTACAAACGTTTGATTTGGTGTGTGAGCTTTGGGAGTACTCAAACGAAAGACTTAATACTGGTATTCCAGAAATTGATTCTAAAGAAGAGCAATATTCGTTTGACTTCTCTAATTATCGTATGCTTACAGAAGATTCATATGTTCTTCAGGATGAAGATGGATATGATCTTGTTCAAGAACAATTTAACTTCGTTACTCAGGTCGGAGATTTTTTTGAAGATAATACTGAGGTTGAAACAGAAGCTGATAATATATTAGATTTCTCTGAGGCAAATCCATTCTCAGAAGGAAATTATTAAGATGTTTAATACATTCTATCATGGCACCATAAGAAAGTACATAGTTGCTTTTGGCACGCTTTTTAATGATATTCACATTAATCGTGTAAATTCAAGTAATGAAACTATTCAAACGATGAAAGTACCATTATCATATGGTCCAAAAGAAAAGTTTTTAGCAAGATCAGAAGGCGATCCAGATTTAACACGTCCATTTGCTATGGTGCTTCCTCGTATGGCGTTTGAACTCGTCAACATTTCATATGATCCAGAACGTAAGCTTAACACGTTGAATAGAAATGTAAAACAAAATTCTTCGAATACTTCACAATTATTGTATCAATATCAACCCGTGCCATATAATTTAGGCATAACTCTTGATATTATGACGAAGACTACTGATGATGCTACGCGAATCGTAGAACAGATATTGCCATATTTTACACCCAATTGGACCATGACTTTAAATTTAATTCCAGACTTAGGTCTTAACGTAGATGTTCCAGTTATACTGAATACTACGAGTTTACAAGATACTTATGAAGGTGATTTTATAAATCGTCGTGCTATAGTATATTCATTGGGATTTACGCTGAAAGCTCAGTTATTTGGACCAATCAGAAAGAGCGGAGTTATCAAGAGAACCTACACTAACCTATATGTTCCACCTGGTGATACTTCAGCAGATAAAGCTGTAGGAACTCCTATCTCTGAAAGAATAACCATAACTCCCGGTCTACTAGCAAATGGCTCTCCTACTGCAAATGCATCGGCAAGTGTAAATATTTCTTTGATAGATGCCGATGATAACTATGGATACATAATAGATTTTGATGGGATATCGGATACAATAACATGAACGCATCAGATAAAATTATATCAGACGCATTAGACATCGCAGAATTTGAAGAAATCACTATAGAACATTTTCAAGAAGAAGATGACGACTATACGTTTGCCCGAAAGAACCTAAGAAGTATCCTTGAAAAAGGAAGTCTGGCATTAGATAAGATGATAGAAGTGGCAGATTTATCTCAGCATCCAAGAAGTTATGAAGTAGTTTCTACGTTGATTAATTCTTTATCGGCCTCAAATAAAGATTTGCTTGAACTTTCTGAAAAGAAAAAGCGAATAGAAAAAGCTGAAAATAAGATTGATAACAATAACGTCACTAACAACCTATTCATAGGATCTACTGCGGAGCTTCAGAAACTTTTGAAGGGCGAATAATATGACTTCTGATAGTTATCTTGGTAATCCACTTATCAAGAAATCCAATGTAGCGATCAACTTTACAGCTGAACAGATTCAGGAATATGTAAAGTGCGCTAAAGATCCAGTCTATTTTATTCAGAACTATGTAAAGATCGTCAATATCGATCTTGGTCTGGTTACGTTTAAACTATATCCATATCAACAGAGTATAGTTGAATCTGCTTGCGACAATCGATTTATTATATGTAAGATGCCTCGTCAGTGCGGTAAAACGACTACGATCGTCGGCGTAATATTATGGCATACTCTTTTCAACGAAAATTATAATGTAGCCATTCTTGCTCATAAAGCCGCACAGTCTCGTGAAATTCTGTCTCGTATTCAGTTTGCCTATGAACATCTTCCTAAATGGCTACAGCAAGGTGTGGTTGAGTGGAACAAAGGTAACATTGAACTTGAAAATGGATCTAAGATTTTAGCGTCTGCAACATCATCTTCAGCTATCCGTGGTGGATCTTTTAATATGATCTATCTCGATGAGTTTGCATTCGTTCCAAATAACTTACAAGAACAATTTTTCGCATCAGTATATCCTACGATCTCGTCAGGTTCTACTTCAAAAGTATTGATTACTTCTACTCCGAATGGCTTAAATCTATTCTATAAATTATGGGCAGATAGTCAAGACAATAAGAACGATTATCATGGCATTGACGTTCATTGGTCAGATACTCCTGGTCGTGATGAAAAATGGAAACTTGAAACTATTCGTAATACATCTGAACAGCAGTTTAGGGTGGAATATGGCTGCGTAGAAGAAAATACAGAAATAGAAATTTTAGATGGAGAAGTTGTTAAAAAAATAAAAATAAAACAACTATATGATGAATGTGAATTTATTGGATTATAAATATACGCATGTATTACATATACGCGCTAATATCAGAGATTGATAAAGTTTGCTATATAGGGCAAACACAAACTCCAAATTCAAGAAAAAATGGACATAAGTCTAAACCTCCTCACGTGTTTAACATTTTATATGAAGTAGAAACTAAAGAGGAAGCAAAAACACTAGAAATATCTTTGATAGAAAAATATGATACTTATAAAAATGGTTGGAATAAGTCTCCTGGGGGAGAAGGATTTGAAGGATATGAAAGAAAAGGAATAGGCGGAGCAAAACCTGGCAGAGATCCTTGGAATAAGGGAAAGAAAAATTGTTTCAATAAACAAACAATAGATCATTTTAAACAAGTTAGAAAAGGAAGAGTTTTTAGCAGAAAAATATCTGATGATGATATTAAAAAATTAAGAACTCTTTATTTACAGACTCCTTTTATAGAAGGAGTTGGAAAAATATGTAGAAATGGTAAACCAATGTCGTATATACAAGCATTTTCAAAAAAATTTGCAAATGAATTTGGAATATGCCCGCAAGCTGTTAAAAAAATAATTTTAAATGAATGTTGGAATAATGTTAAAGCATAACACAAATTTTAAAGTTAAAACCCCGCATGGATTTAAATTTTTTTCTGGAATACAAAAAATTTATAAACCGTTTTATCGTCACATAATTTTTGACGATAATTCATTTATTAAATGTTCAGATGATCACCCGTTTGGTCATGAAAAAATAAAGGCATCAGCGCTCAAAATAAATCACGTTTTACAAGGAAAAAAGATAGTATATAATGAAATAGTTGAAGAAGGAATATTTTTATATGATTTATTAGACGTTGAAGACGGGAATGTTTATTATACGAATGATTTAATATCTCATAATTGTGAGTTCTTAGGTTCATCCAACACGCTTATTGATCCCTCTAAATTACAGACATTGGTATTCACTTATCCGATCAAGACAGTTCCATATTTTGGATCAGATCTTAAAGTTTATATGGCTCCGGTTAAAGGTAATAAATACATCATTACAGTCGATGTAGCTCAAGGTGCCGGATTAGATTATTCTATATGTCAAGTCATCGATATCACATCTGTTCCATACAGACAAGTTGCAACATATAAGAACAATATAATTCATACGCTAGTTTTTCCAGACGTCATAAGAAATATTGGAATATATTACAATGAGGCTTTGATTCTTGTAGAAATCAATGATATAGGAAAACAGGTCGTTGATAGTTTACATTATGACTTAGAATATGAAGGCATATTGACCGTCGATAAATCGATAGCAGCCGGACAAAAATTGACGGGAGGGTTTGGAACAAGAACGCAAATGGGTGTCAGAACGACTACCCAAGTAAAGCGTATAGGATGCAGTAACTTAAAAACGTTGATAGAAAGCGATAAGCTTTTAGTATGCGACTTTGACACCATCAACGAATTGTTTAGGTTTGTAAGCGTAAGAAATACGTTTCAAGCTGAAGACGGAAACGACGATCTCGTTATGGGTTTAGTATTATTCTCGTGGTTGATTAACCAACCTTACTTTAAAGACATGTCTGAAAACGATGTTCATAAAGTTTTAGTTGAAGCGGCAATGGAAGACGATCTTCTACCCTTTATAGTAGATGAAGGTTACATATCGTATGGAAATGAGCCGATTGATGTTTCTCCCGATCAGTTTGATCCATTTTTAGCTAATTAAAAACATAAAATAATAAATAGAACATAGCATATACACATAAATCTGCTAAACGTTTTCGTAAGGGAGAATAAACCATGCCATTTCAAGTCAGTCCTGGAGTCAATGTATCTGAAATTGACTTAACCACTATAGTTCCTGCGGTATCCACCACAGAAGGTGCGATTGCCGGCGTTTTCCGTTGGGGTCCAATCGGTAAAGCCATCCTTGTAGATTCAGAAGACAAGCTTGCTGCTCGCTTCGGCAAGCCAGACAGCACTAATCCAGAAACATTTTTTACAGCTGCAAACTTCCTTGCATATGGCAATAAGCTTTATGTAAGTCGTGCTGCTAACACTACTGACACTACTGGCGTTACAGGTGTCCTTACTGCTGTAGCAAATACTGGTGCTTATGCAAATACAATTCTTATCAAGAATGATGACGATTACGATCTGTTATCTAACCCAGATACAGATGTACTATACGCTGCAAAATATCCTGGAGCCCTTGGTAATTCGCTTAAAGTTTCTGTATGCGATTCTGTAAATGCATATGGTTCTAATTTAAATATGTTTTTATCTAATGATAGCATTTTAGTCCTCAATAGTACTAAGATATCAAATGCCGGTATTTTATTTACGGTTGGATCCAATCAGGCTACAATTTTTATAGGTAATACGGCAGGACATTGGGGTAATGCTGATAGCTCAGCAGCAGTTCAAGATGCTTTGAATATAGTTATAAGCAATACATTTATAGTAGGCTCTATTCTACAAGCAGGTAATGCTACGATTGGTACACAAGGTCTTCGTATTACTAGTATCGCAAACGCAGTATATGCCGCAGGAAATACAACTGCAGTATTTAACTTAGATGCTAACTATACGCTTTCAACCAACTATTATTCAAATACAATTGTAAGAAATTGGGAATATTATAACGCAGTAGATAAGGCTCCTGGCACTTCAGTTTATACCAAGAAATTCGGTAATAGCTCAGCTGTCGACGAAGTTCATGTAGTAGTTGCCGATGAAGATGGCAAGTTTACTGGTGTTCCTGGCACAATTCTTGAAACTTTTAGAGGTCTTTCAAGAGCTACAGATGCTAAGACAGAAGATGGTGCCACACTATATTATAAAGAAGTACTCAATCAGAATTCAAATTATATCTGGTGGATCAATCATCGTTCTGGTGCTATTGGTAATACTGCCGTAAATATAGTTAATTCAACAAACCCAAATCCAGTAACTCTATCATTTGTAACTGGTTCAGATGGCGCCACTGAAAGTACTGTTGCAATCGGTGATCTTACACGCGGATACGATTTATTCAAATCAGCCGAAGATATTGATGTATCATTGATTCTTCAAGGTAAATCTCGTGGAGCTTCAAATACTGCACAATTAGCAAATTATCTAATTGACAATATTGCAGAATCGCGTAAAGATTGCGTAGTCTTTATTTCGCCAGACAAAGATGACGTCGTAAATAACGTTGGTAAGACAGAAGTCACAGACGTCGTAGGTTTCCGTAATGCTCTAACATCTACTTCTTATGCTGTCATGGATTCTGGTTATAAGTATCAATATGACAAATATAATGACGTATATAGTTATATTCCATTAAATGGCGATATCGCGGGTCTCGCTGTTCGT